AGAAGTAAACTATGGAATATTGTATATCTATTTGGTTACCATCTCTTGTTGAAAGATATGAAATTATAAAAACACTCGAAAAAAATATTAAACAACCTATATATATTTTTAATGCAATTGATGGAACAAAACATAAGGATAAATACATGGATTATAGTCATATTCTGAAGGGTCAAAGTATAAATGCTGGGATAATTGGATGTAGTCTTTCTCATTTAGAGATTCTAAAAAATATGAATACTGATGCTATTGTAATTTTTGAAGATGATTGTACATTTCATGGAGATTTAGTAGAGCTAAATAACTTTATTAAAAATGCTCCAGACTTTGATATATTATGTCTAGGAACAAGTGAAACAGTGGAGTCTAAACTAGTAGATAATAAATATGTACAAATATTCAGATTCTGGGGAACGCATGCTTTGCTTGTGAAAGCAAAAGCAGCTCACGCTATAATAAAAACATTTGAGAAATATGCTAAATCGAAAAAGTTTCTGCCAGCAGATTGGTTATATTCATATGCAATTAAAGATAATAATTTAATTGCTTATGCTCCTAAAAACAATATGGAATTTTTTAATTATAAAAGAGGCTTATATTCTGTTGTGGCGAATAGAATTCGTTACTAGGCTTACATATACTTTTTTTTAAAGCTTTCAAAATCTAATACTTCAACACCTAGTTCTTTTGCTGTTTTTACCTTGCCTGATTCATCACTAGGGTCTTTTGCAACAACTACTGTTGTTTTCTTAGATACACTCGAACCAATCTTTCCTTGTCTAGATTCGATCTCAGTCTCCAAATTTTTATCCCGCATTCCAGTAAATACTACAGTTAGATTACTTAATGAAGGTTTGTTGGGTGCGACTACTGTAGTTACTTTATTACATAGAATACCAATATCTTTCATAAACTCGAAGAACGCTGGGAGTCCATCTAAGAATTGTTTTGCAGTTAATGGGCCAATGCCATCAACACTTGACAACTCTGATTCTTTTGGGCTAATTCCTTCAAGAATCTTTGGAAACTTTGACACAATAAGTTTTAGTTTCTTTTCACCAATTGCCCGTCCAAATAAATTAGAAGCATCCATAAATGTTAAACAATCTGCTTTTCCAACTGCTTCTTTAATTTCATTTACAACTTTCTCAGCAGATTTCTTTTGGAATCCTTCCATTTTTAGAAGCTCTTCTGTGCTAACATTGAGTAATTTCTTAATAGAAGTTATACCATTTGTATATAGTCTCTGGACGATACCTTCTCCAACACCTTTCATATCAAGAGTTTTTGCAAAATATGTCATTCGTTTTACAATAACATCTTCTGTACTTGATGAATCTTCTAATACAATATCTACATGAGTATCATTCCATTTAAATTTACAGTTCTCGGGAAAACTTGGTTTTCCTGTAGCAGATTTTGAAAGAATTCTTACTACATGTGGAATTACATCACCAGAACGAATAATAACAATACGTGACCCTGGTCCAATTGTATTCGTTTCTATATACTGCGCATTAAAACCTGTCGCTTTTTGAATAGAAGCACCCGCTAATACTACTGGGTCGAAATGAATCAGTGGTTTCAAATACCCATCTTTTGATGCCGCCCAAGTAACTTCTTTTACAATCACTTCTGCTTCTTCATGTGTCAATATAGATTTGAAAGCAAACGCATAAGATGGATTTTTACCAGATACTTGATTATGGTCATCATCATGAAATATAACAATTCCATCGACTTCATATGGAGAATCTTTACGGCGCTGTATCAATATTTTAGAAAGATTTTCAACTGTTAAACTTTTTGTTGTCGCTTTTATATTATATACTATTTTGAAACCAAATTCTTCCATTACTTCAAGCCCATCGGAAGCAGAAGCACGAGGTTGTAATTGTTCATACGCAACAAACTCAACAATTGAAGCAAGTTCTTTATCGGGATGTTTGGAATGCATTACACCAGCAACCGCATTACGAGCATTTGCTCCTTTCCCTTTCGTTTTCCAGTTATCTTTTGACATAATCAGCTCGCCACGCAGTGCATAATTCGGGAATGATACTTTTTTAGGAATTCCTTGTATTAACGGAATTAAGTGTGAAATATCTTGGCCTTGATAACCATCTCCACGGGAATACATTTTGATTCCTTTTGGTGTATAAACAAGTAAAGCGGAGTTACCGTCTAGTTTATCTGATATTACTACATTGCCAATATGCTTTGCTTTCCATGATTCAATTGCTTTTTCAAACCCAGCTTTCTCATCAGCTTCTTCACGAATCTTGTCTAATGAACCCATCCAAAATGGTAACTTCACTTTTTCACCCGGTGCTTCCGCTCCAATTTCATTTAATACAGGATTTTTAGGGTCTTTATTCTGAATATAGTTTTTTACAATATCAAATATATCATCTGTAATAACCGGAGAGCCTTTGTAGTATTCAAAGGATGCTTGTTTTAAAAGTTTTACAGCCTTTTCTATATCATGGGATTCAAGATATGGAATAGGGTCTTTGGAAAGTTTTTCAAAGGATTTCATTCGTTTTCTAGTTACATTCTTTGAGTTATTTTTTCCAATTTTTTTTGAATCCATCTATTATGAATAAGATAGAATATCTAAGTGATATTTACTTATGCTATCTATGTAATAATCGTATGGATAAAAATGGATATGTATCTTTAAATTTAAAAGGACTTGTCAATTGTAACAGTTGTAAATCAGAATATCCTGTATATAAACTTATAGTGAAAAAAGACGAAACTATATTCCTAACATATTCTGGGCCCAGACGATTGACTTCTTAATCTTTTCTTCAGACATTACTGAATTATACATTCTAAAATCAAATATTTTACCACTAAATAATTCATCTTTCATTTCATACTGACTTGTCGCATTGGCCCAATTTGATTTCCCAATATAATTATTTGTTGTGCTCTGTGCTTGCGGCAAATGCCCTGATGGCTGTACAAATACTTGTGTTCCGTTGATATAGACAGCAACATCTGGTCTGAAAGAATCATTTGTTTTAGCGGTTATAACAATATTACACCACTTCTTTAATGGTATTACACCATTTACAAGAATACGCTGCTTTCGCTGCTTTGAATCCCAGACTTCATAAAGAAGTGAAGCACGAGTAGCTATTTGTTGAATAGTATTTGTAGATTCTTGCATTTTATTTGGTAGCACATCAAACAATTTACATTCATATTCATTTACATTTGCTTTTAGTAACATAAGATTTTGAGGAGTTGTTTCTGCACATGGATGAGGGCCGGATGGATATTCTGGTAATGTATTTTGCTGATTGCCACATAGTATTGGTCTTAACTCATTTGTATCGCTTGTAGCATCACCTTTACCAACAATACTTAATACTGTATTATTATTACCCGGACCATCACCGAAATCAAATATATGAGCGTTATTGGTGAACGCGTCGAAATAGACCCATACACTGAAAGCACGAACACTTCTCATATTGATTTTACGACCAAGTGTTAAATCGGGAGCGTCACTTAATCTTAAATATTGATCTACACCGTTAAAGCTTACACCTTGTGTTACGGAAGGATTTGGGTCTTCGGGAATACTTATACCACCCGCTTTTTGAATTGTAAGATTATTTACATAATCCGACATATCATCTCTAAATCGTAACCAACCGACACAACCATCATAGAATTGTAAAAGCGCTTTAATATTTTCTGGAGGGTCAGAATCCACTTCGTCGTAATTATTGAATCCAATATCTTTTGCTCGTAAACACAATGGTTGAAATGTGCCATCGTCCGCTTTTAGAATACGGCAATAAGCATATTTATTTTCATTATAAATATCTCTCATATAATCGTCACGCGATAGTCTAAGTCCGTCTTTTACAGACTTTGACTTATAAGATACGGATGATAACCCATTTGTTCCAGCGAGAGCGCATGCGAAAAACGCATTCATTAAATTGCCAAATTTCTTTTTATCGGAATCAAGTTTCTTCAAAGAATTCTTTTCTAAACTACTTGATACCTCTTCTGGCACAACCAATCTACAGAAATCATGTTTGAATCCAAAGTTTTGTACATCAACATATCCACGATAATATCTTGGGTCTTGAATATAACCTTTTTCCTCTTCGTTTACACCAATATCTCCACGTCTCATAGCAAATGGCGCAAAAAAGTTATTCTTATCTCCAGATGCATCAAATGCTGAAACTAAAGCAAAACCTTCATTGATAAATGTAGGATGTAAAACTTCAATCGTTATAAATGTTATTAATAAAAATAACGCTATCCAGATTGCCCCGGGTAGTTCCATCTAATGATTTTGTATGCTTTTCTTATAAGAATTTGCTTCGCAGATGTAGTAGAATGGAAGGTGGAAAACTTATTGGACAAGGTTCCTATGGGTGTGTATTTAATCCACCGTTACTATGTAAAAAAAAACAACTAGAAGAAACCCATGTTGGAAAATTAACAACAAAGAATGATGTTATAAGAGAAGAAGCCGCATATAAGACTCTTAGTTCTATCAAAAACTATGAATACTATTTTTTACTTCCAGATGCTTCATGTAGTCCAAAAATAATTGACAATCAAGAAGAAAAAGACCTTGACAAATGTAAATTTATACAACGTGTAGAGCCGGATACATTAAAACAAATGTCAATGCCATTTGGAGGAAATGATTTATATAAATATAATCTAAAATCAAAAGATAGTATTTCTTTTTTTACACTTATGAGACATCTTCTTGAAGCCGGCTCATTAATGGTGTTACATGGGTTTATTCATTATGATATTCATGGTGGAAATATTTTGATTGATAAGAAAAATATTGCTCGTATTATTGATTTTGGTCAAGCATTTAATAAAAACGATATATCGTTAGAAAGTATTAGCGAACGCTGGAAAGTTTTAACACCAGAGTATTCGGCAGAGCCACCAGAAGTTACATTTTTAACAGCAATTGATGACAATAATAATTATAGTTTTGAAGAAGCACTACTCGAATTAATGCCACAAAAGAAAGTGTTACATAAGATTGAAAAATTACTAGGTGTTTCTTTAAGAACACAATTAAAAGACCTTGCAACATTCTTTAGAACTTCACAAGCGTACAGAGATAGAGATATTGTCAAAATTTGGAAACTCTATTATCCTGGCTTTGATAGTTGGGCGATTGGTGTTTTGTTACTTGATACATTAAACACTTTAATATTTTCCTATGAATTTATTGAAAGTTCTGAATGGAAACTTAAAAAAAGTATTGTAACTGATATATTGAAAAAAATGTTAAGTACAAATCCTAAAGAACGAATTGATTGCGTCGAAGCATTAAGCATGCTTGACCCAGTCAATGAAATATATATGGAATACGGTGTTGATTGGGTAGAAGCTCGTCAACGACAACGCAGAGTTAAACGTTCTTCCTAGTTCCCCCAACCTTTGCTCGCACTGGTGTTATTCTTGGAACACACATGTAAGAGCAGAATAAATCATAATTCAAATATCCATCGGCATTTTTCTTATAGTTATAGTCAGCAAGTGCCGGGTCATATATACGTTTACCAGAAGCATCACGATTTGTTACATTTCTTGCTCCAGGCTTGTGACTCCACAGTCCATTTGAATCCTGGCGCAAATAATGATAGTCTTCATCTTCATCAATTATAAGTGCTATCTTTGAAGTACCTGCTGGGCATTTATCTGTAAAGTGCGCCATTGTAATATTTGGGTTATCTCCAAAATTACGCATCATTAAATTTGGACATGTTTTTGGGTTTGAAGATTTAAATTTCTCATGGCCTGATGCGCTTCCGGGTTGATGAAAAGGAATATCACAATTTTTATTTTTACATTTTGCAATTTGCTTTGGATCATTAATATTAAATGAATATGCAAAACAATTATGGGTTTCTTTTATCTTAAAATTGTTATTCCAAAATGCTGGGTCATAATCTGGTTCGTAACCACTCAATGGACTAACTCTAGGACAAGTATTTTTATGCTCTTGACAAAAATACGCATTATTTACAACTTTATTCTTACAAGAAGATGTACATTGGCATTGATATTTGTTTCCTGTCTTTTGAACTTGAAAGGAATTTTTATCTATAGTCTTTCTTGTTTCTTTCAGATTTTTAGAGTTTTTTATTTTTCGAGTATGGCGAACCATAGTACCTACTATATAATATTAAAAATTGAAAAGTTTATTATACTATAATTTGTATCAAAAATGTATTCTGTGTGGTCTACAGTATATCTTGGACAAGATGTTGAAGATTATAATTGTTATCTAAATGAAAACGCATGGAAGAGAATTACAAATGAGATTCCAACAAACCGTATGTTTGCTCGTGTGATAAAAGGTGATAAATTTTGGGTGTGTGCTCTCGGGTCACCTGTACGTACAGAGATTGATTCAGTCAATTCTATATTTATCCCTCAGTGGATGCTAGGCCAGATTGATTGTAATGGAGAAGGAGAAGAGTTAGAAGTTGAGTGGCTTCCATCAGAAGTCTTTGACGAATCTACTAAAATTGTTCTTCAGCCACACGATACTACATTCCATTGTGCAGAAATTCAAGATATTCTTTCGTATGAATTGACAAAGTTAGCAGTTCTTCAGAAAGATACAACTATCAAAGTGAAAATTCAAGAACTTGATGTACAGTTTATTGTAAAAAGTATTGAACCTGCTAGCGTAGTTATGTGCCAAGGCGATGAAGTTACGCTTGAATTTGAAGAATCTATTGATGAAATAACTAGAGCACCAACTCCGTATCCATTTGATGAAATGCCGGCGCTTTTAGAACCATCTGCTCCTCTTGCAGAGCCAGAGATACAGCCACAGAATCCAATCGTGCGTTTCAATCCTTGGCGGAATAAAGATTTTAAACCTAATGTATCTTAGATGGAAGAAAATGCTAAAATATTATGTGATTTATTCAAATCTAACAAACCATTTTTAATTGGAAGAAATGGAACAATTGAACTTGAAGTTATAATTCGTTACTATTTTCAAAAAGAAATATACGATAACTATAAACAAAAGTTAGAATTACATGCTGGCATATTTCCTCAAAGTGAAGTCCATAGTTTTTGTTCTGAATATTTAAGTGCATTAACAAATACTGATGTAATGGCAGAAGGATGGTATGAACCTTTAAAAATGACCGAACAAACTATTCTTGATAGTATAAATAAAAATAGAAAGAAGATATTATTGCGTAATTTAGAACCATATTATGTAAAGCCTAGTTTACGATGGACTCAATACTTGAAAGATAAAAATGTAGCAATCATAAATTCATTTGCGAAAACATGTGAAGAACAAACATATATGCCAAACGCAATATGGGGCGATCATTCTGAATCATTACTTCCTAAATCAACAACATGGATTCCTATTCAAACATATTATTCTCCAGCTCTTGCATCCAGTAATATAGAATCACAATGGCCCCAAGATATAAATAGTTGGAAAGATGCAGTGGATGATGTTGTAGCTAGAGTGTTGAATGAAGATGTAGAAGTAGCAATTATTGGATGTGGAGGAATGGGTATGATTATTGGCTCTAGATTGAAAAATTGTGGAATACAATGTATTGTTATGGGGGGTGCTACACAATTGTTATTTGGTATTCGAGGAAAGCGTTGGGAGAATCATGAAGTAATTAGTAAGTTTTTTAATGATGCGTGGGTTTTACCGCCAGATAGTTGTAAACCTGGTGGTTATAAAAATATAGAAGGCGGTTGTTATTGGTAGTGTAACCTTTAAGGTAGCGTAGCGTAACCTTTAAGGTAGCGAAGCGGAACCTTTATGGTAGTAAAGTGTAACCTTTAAGGTAGCAGAGCAAACAATATAAAGATTCAATACTTAATAATAATAAATGGCTGGAGCATTTAAACTCCAATATGCAAGTAATTTCTTTCTAAATCTACAAAAAACAAAGCAATTTGACAGCATGCTAAAACCCAAGTGTAATAATCTTGCGCTCCTTGGAAATATTTGCTCTCTTGATACTGAAAAGTCTATTAATATTTATAAAGATTTTTTAACATATACTTCTTACAATTGGGATAAAGTATATATAGTTCCTGGCCCTTATGAATTTTGCTCAGTAAAACCGAAGAATTCTACTGACTGTTTAGAAAAATTATATGAATTAAAAGAATCTTATGATAATATTACAATTCTAAATAATTCTCACGCAGTCATACCAAATACTGATATACAGCTTATTGGAGCAACTTTATGGTCAAGGAAACCATATTTAAAACACCAATCTATGTTTGAGTATAATTATATATGGCTTCAAAGACATATTGGACTAGGTCAAATAATGGGTGAAGATATTGTTAACTGGCATTTAGATGATCTTGATTATATTCATCATACGTTAAAAGCTGGATACCGTTCTATTGTGTTAACCCACCATTTACCTCATACTATTTTAAACAAAGATATTCTGCGAATGCGTATGGATTCTTCCAATTTAGAAAAAATGCTTCATAAGCCTATTGAAATATGGCTTGGAGGAGCGGGTGATATATCAGTTACAGGTGTTCTAGGATACTCAACTGATGTATTTTGTGGGACAAATCCTTATACGAGTTTTAGTTCTGCTAAAAATGCTTACAGTGCTTCCTATAATCCGAAAGCATATGTGAGTTTGAGAACAAATTTTGTAGAATTGGTATAATGCGTAAATTAATTATATTGTATTAATAGTATGGATAATGATATATTTACATATCGAGATAAAACAGAGGGAAAAGTTGGAATTGGTAGATTGCCTCCCGATTTAATTCATACTATAAAAGAAATCTCAGATGAATATTATAAATCAATCCCCGATAAGAATGTTTCAACATATCATACATGGTATGCTAATATGGAACCATTCATAAAAGAAAAGGTTGAAAAAGTTCAACAAAACAAATTTTGGTATAATTTGTGTGATAAAACAAATAAATGTATAACAATTAATGCCAAAGAAATGGACGAATTATATTATTCAAATCCACAAAACAATTTAAAAACTATAAATTTATATGGAGCAAATGGAAATTATGATATCCATAGAGATTGTATTTTTAATTTTAATGGTATTAAATTTTATAGAGTATTAATTGGTTTAACCGACGGAAATAATAATATAATAACCCACTTTACAAACTTAAATAAAGGTCATAAAATAAATAGTGGAGATTATATTGTTTTTGATTTTGATAATACAACTCATCAAGTTATAAAAGAAAAAGAGGAATTAACTCCTAGAATATTATTAAAACTTCATTATATTGTATGTGAAAATTGCCAATACTCTAAAGAATATGTTGAGCGTGTTAAAAATATGTATTTATATTATGAATTTATAACGCGCTATATTATGCAAACGGGGACCGATCCAAAAACATATTACCAATTTTTTTGGGGTGTAGTTTGTCAATTATACATGTATACATATACAAAATATGTAATATTATTATTGACGGGTTTAATTGTATATATTTTAAGATATAGATATAAAATAAAACTACTATATAAAAATACTGGTAAATTATTAAAATATATTTCATTATCTTTATTTAGTATATATCTATTTATTGTCTTTTTATACTGGGGGAGATATAAATTAACTGGAATTAAATAAACACATTATACTAAATGGTAAAAGGTAAAATATATTAACAAACGCATTAAATGGTGTAATATTTTCTATTGTTAAAACTGTTTTTTCATTTGTTAAATAATGTGATAAATCTGGTAATAAATAAAATACTAAAAATAAACCGAATAATGTTAATTGCGAATAATTATTTTTTGTAAATATTATATTACTAAGACTAAATAATAATACAAGCACAATTCCAGTTACAATAATATTATTAATTGTGAATAATAATAATAAAGAATATAATGCCAAAGCTACATTATTATATTTTTTGAAAGATAAAAGAAAAAATGTCATAAATAAAATTCCACAAAATATGTGAAATCCTATATTATAGATATTTTTATGATATAACTCAAAATCCTCATATTCTGAATTTATATGTGTCTCCATTTATTTATAGAAAATATTTTTATATTATGCCGTTGTGGTAGATGCGCATCCAGTATGCGAGTGATTTACATTTAGAATTATGGTCAAAGGTTACATTTGATGAAACATTAGAGCCTGTAGCACCTTATCTAGTGCTTTGTGGTGATGTAGCAAAATTAAATGCACCAAATCTACGACAATTTCTTGAATACTGCTCCGAGCGATGGAAACGAATCTTTTGGATTCCTGGCAATGAAGAGATTTGGTCCTACAGTAATTTAGAGGATTATGGTATTCAAAAAATGAGAGAAATTAGTAGTCCTTATAGAAATATTATAATACTTTATAAAGATACTTTTTTGTTAGAAGAAGAAGACGAAAAACTTCTATTAGTTGGATTATCCTTATGGCATAAACCAAGAAATGACGTTATGCTTCATTATCACAATAATATTTTTATAAAACCTATTCCTACAATATGTACGCCGCAAATATTTAGAAAAGCGCATGAAGAAAATGTAAGATTTTTAGAGTATGTAGTGACAAATGCTAAATTACCATTACTAATATGCTCGTATTATCCACCTTTCACATGGTTATATGAAGAGGATTGGATACAAGAGCCAAAATCGGCATTAATTGATAGGGAATTAGAAAAACTTATTACATATCCTATTATTACATGGATTGTAGGTCATAATCATCTTCCTATAGAATATAATAGACGTTATTATACACCAATCGGCTATCAAGGCTCCGTATTATTCGTAAGTAACCCACGAGGAAAACCAAAAGAAGAAAAATATTATAGACGTGAAGCAGTTGTTCGCTTGGCACCAAATATGCTAGAAGGATTTGAGCAACAAGAAAAAGAAGAAGTTCCTATCTGGGTGACGAAAAATCATTTAACAACTTAGGGATAATATCTCGTTCATAACTATCTTGAAATCCTTGAATCGCGTTTTCAAAGTTCGCATAAGGGCGAAAAGCGATTGGACGTTTTCGTTTGATAAAAGATATGGCATTCTCTTTTTTCATATTATGGTTCGCAATAATATACATAGCAACAACTGCAGCAGAGCGCTGCATGCCAGCATAGCAATGAACTAGAACATTTCCTTGTTTTAGTTCTCGTGTTAATTTATATACGATTTCATAAGACCATAATTCCATATTACGAATCTCTTCACGTTCTAAATTATCATCCACTGGAACTCTATATTTTCTTTTCACAATAGAACTAAAAGGTAAATCTTTCGTACAGTTAAATACACATTGTATATTATTATCTTTTAAAAATTTATCATTTGTTGATGCTACTTTATTCCCTAACCAAAGTCCGGGTAGAATTAAATCAGCATCATTCTTTGAATCCATTTAACTATAATAGTATAAAAAAATTGATTATAAATATTCACAAAAAATAATTAGCAAAATGCTTTTCACAAGGCACTTCTATAGAACGGATGAAGTAAAAGCCGCTCTTCAAATGTGTATATCGAAAAGACGAAGTGAAGAAGCACTCTTTTGGGCTCTTGAGTT